GGGTCAGCGTCGACCGCGTCGAGGTCCCACACGATGCCGCCCAGGGTCGGGCCCCCGGCGAGGGCCGTCAGGATGTCGGCCACCACGGCTGAGGCTGCGTCTTCCACGTCCTCCAGCCCGCCGGAGGCTCCGCCGCCGATGAACGCCTCAACTACCACCTCGACGCTGCGGCGCCAGCCCCCGAGCTGCCCGCCCCTCTCAGCGCGGGTCGCGCCCAGCTGGTAGCGCAGGCACGGCGCCTGAGCGTGCGGGGCCGCGTCGAGGCCGTAGGCGATGCGCCTGCCCACCGAGGTCGTGTACGGGGCCGACCCAGCGATGAGCGCGAGCCGGGTGGCGACCGCGGCGCGGATGGCGGCAAGCGTCGTCACGGCAGGCCCTCCAGCGCCGAGCTTAGCACGTCGGCGAGGGCGGCGGGCACCCGGCGGGCCTCGGCGTCGAAGGCGTCCCGGAGGTACCACTTGGCGCGGATGGTGGTCTGCTTCACCAGCCACCACCGCACAGGGCCCAGATTGCCCCTCTGGCGGGCCCTCGGCCGCGGGCGCCTCTCTACACGGGCGACCCGCTGCCGACGCGCTGGCGGGGCCTTTTTGGCCTTGCGACGGGGCGTCTCAACCAGCGCCGCAAGGTCGGGCCGGAACTGCACGAAGCGGAGCGGCCGGGGGAAGTCCCGGGGGGTCTTGTACTGGCTCACCCCGTCCCTCGTCTTCACCGAGTCCGTGGGGATGGCGAGCCACCGCCGGCGCACCGGCCGCACGGTCCCGCCCCGCTCCTGGATGCCGGCGTAGACCACCTCGGCGCCCGCCAGCGTCACGCCCCCGGCGGCCACGCCCACCTCGATGTCCGCGCCCTGCCTGAGCGGCCCGATGCCCCCGCGAGGGGCGCCCTCGCTGCGCACGAAGCCCGCAATCGACCGCCGGAGCAGGCCGCTGCGGGTCTTCATGCGCGCCTTCGCGTTGTCCTTGCCGGCCGCCTCCATCAACTTGGAGACGGTGTCCAGACGGCGCCGCAGCTCCGCCCGCATGGCCCCGCCTGCGGCGAGCTGCAGCCGGTCGGCCAGCTGGCGGACGTTCACGGCGCGACCAGCCGATGGGTCTGCGCCAGCGCCTTGACCTCGGGGAGCAGGTCCAGCGCCGTCAGGTCCACCCGGCTCTGGCCGTCGTCGATCGTCAGCCGGCCGGCCGTGCGGGTGTGCGCCAGCCAGTGGCCGACCTGCATCACGATGGCCTGAGCCAGCGACCCGGGCAGCGTGGCCCAGCCCGCCGAGACGGTCACCTTGTTCGCGCGCAGGGCCGAGCTCCAGCCCGTGCCCGCCGAGTCGCGGAGCACGATGGCCCCGAGCACCGTGTCGAGGTCCCGGTCCCCACTCGCCACGGCCGTGGCCGCGCCGTAGGACCGCTCCGGGTCGATGTAGACCGAGGTCACCGAGATGACCGGCCGCACCGGCAGGAGCATCACCAGCGGGTCGCTGGGGTCGATGCCCATGAGGCCCGGGTAGAGCGTGTAGGTGGCGGCGCCGAGCGTCCGGGTGCCGGCGTCCGGCAGCGGGAAGCGCATCCACTCGGCGAGCGCCGCATCGGCCCGGTCCACGAGGGTCCCGATGAGGGTGTCGTCGCCCGAGACGGCACCGGTGAGCTGAGCCCGCACGGTCGCCGCTGAGATCACCGGCATGGGGCCCCCGTGGCGAGCATCACGAGCGCCCGGTGACGCTCCTCCAGCGCGTGCCGCACCTCCGCCGAGAGGGACGGCGGCGCGGCAAAGAGCAGCGCCCCGAGCGCCCCGTCGAGGGCCCCCGAGGCGATGCGCCGGCAGACCTCGGACGGGTCGCCGGCCACAGACGGCAGAGCCCCCGCCACCGGCGAGCGCATGGCCCGGTCGATGACGGGGGCGGCGGGCATCAGGCGCGGACCGCTTCGACGAGCAGGGTGACGATGCCCGTGACGGCGAGGCCCGAGCCGGCCTTGGTGACCGCCACGTTGATGTGGCTGTCCCCGGCCGTGTGCGGGGCGGCCTCGGCGCCGGTCAGCGTGAAGGCCACCGGGGTGCCGGCGGTCAGGTTGCCGTTGCCGGTGATCTGCGTGGTGAAGCTGCCGAGCGTGGTGCTGCCGACCTTGACGGCCACGGTGGCGTAGTCGGTGTTGTCGGCGGTGCGGTTGGTGTCGGGCTGGAACTCGGCGCCGCGGACCACCCACTTGGACGCGCCACCCGTGGGGATGGTCGCGTACACCGTCTCGGCGGTGCCGGCCGTGCCCTGGTCGAGCTGCAGACAGATGAGCATGAACATCGGGACCCTCCGATCACATGTTGAAGAGGAAGCGGACGGTCTTCTGGCCGGACTTGGCCAGATTGACGTAGGTGCGGCGGTTGCGCGCCCGGAGGTACGACCCGCCGACGCGGATGTCGCGCTGCATGTCCACGCTCGTGCCGACCCGCACGAAGCGGCGGTAGAGGCGGCGGTTGAAGAGCAGGGCGCCCGACGTGGTGTCGCTCGCGCTCGCGTAGAGCCCGGAGGCCGCCGCGAGGTCGGAGGTCATCGCGTCGGTCAGGATGACGGGCACGCCGTAGATGCTGGCGACCTCGCCGCGGACCACCGGGGCGTTGCTGCCGTAGTCGCTCGCGCTCACCACGCCGGTCATGCTGGCGATCTTGCGGACGTGCGCCTGGAAGGAGGTGAGCAGGACGAGGTCGCCCCGGCCGCCGCGGGGGCCCTGCACCGCCGCCACGTCGGTGGCGAAGGTGGAGAGGCTGAAGGTGCCGCGGTCGACGCTGTTGCTCTGGTCCTTGCTCAGCGCCCGCAGCCCGAGCCAGCTGCGCAGGTAGTGGTCAGTGCTGTCCCCGGCGTCCCCGAAGATGCCGCCCGGGTCCCAGGTCGAGAGGGCGTCCTGGTGGCTGGCCGCGGTGTCGCCGTTGACCACGCACAGCCGCTCGCCGATGGCCATCGAGCGGACCATCGACTCGCGGATGAAGGGCAGCGCGGGGACGATGCTGTCCTCGGTCGCGTCCTCGTGCATGAAGACCATGACAGCCAGACCGCTGGCGGTGATGGTCAGCTTGTCCGTGCCGACGCTGGAGGTCTTGTAGGCGGCCGGGTTGTCCCCGGTCTGCCCGGTCAGCTTGTAGGGCTTCGGGTACAGCGTGCCGAGAGGGAGCTCGACGCTGCTGGAGGTCATCGGGGTCTCGTCGAAGAGCCCGAGGAGGCCGTCGGGGTCGAACTCCTCGACCTGCCACAGCGGGCTCGCCAGGAGCGGCGTGGGGATGAAGTCGCCGCCGGTGCCGGTCGCGCTGTCGAAGGCGCGCCGGATGGCCTCGGGGGCCCGGCGGAACACCGCCTGGATGGCCTCGTAGGTGGGCCGGCAGCCGCGCACCATCAGGTCGGCGTTGTCGAGCGCCGGGGTGCCGTGGATCGCGGTGATGGCGAGGGTGTGGTCTTCGACGGCCTTCTGGAACTCGGCCTGCCACGGGTGGATGGGCTTGGAGTCGAGCAGGCCGGGCAGGTGCCGGGCGCGGGGGCGGGTGTCGCCCTTGTCGAAGCTGCGGGCGACCACCTTGCCATCGACGATGAAGGCGGCGAGGTCGCGGTCGGAGCCGGACAGGTCCGGGGCGGCGGACTTCTGCGCCGAGAGGGTGGTGATGGTCTGCTGCGCGCTCTTGAAGTCGGCCGCCATCCGCTCGATGGTGACCTCCTTCTCGGCCACGCTGCGCTCCAGCTTGGTGACGCGCTCACCCTGGGACTTGACCCACGCGGCGAGCTCTTCGGGCGACCGGATGTCGGTCATGTCAGCGGCCATGGCGGCCTCCTGGGGTGTGGCCCGTCGAGGGCCGGGGGAACAGGTGCGCCAGCGGGTGCGCCGTCTCGGCGACGGCGGCGCGGATGGTCTGCGCCGGCGAGAGGGGGAGGGCGCGCTGCGCGTCGGCCAGCGCGTCCGGGTTCATGGGCATCGGGGTGAGCGAGCACTCCATCAGGACGGGGGCCATGAAGACCATGCCGCCGCGCTCATCGTAGAGGTCGGTGCCCTTGAGGTCGGCCGACCCGCGCCACAGCACGTTGCCGGGGCGGAACCCGACCGAGACGGTGCGCAGGGTGCCGGCCCGGAGCTGCGCGTCCACGGTCATGGAGAGCGGGTACGACTCGACGGGCCGGGGCTCCAGCGTGCCCCGCAGGGCGCCGTCGCGCACGGCCACGTCGCGCCAGACGCCAACGGCGGGCTCGTCGTAGCGGTGCGCCCAGAGGGCGACCGGGTTGCGCGTGAACTCGTCCAGCACCCAGTCCTGCTGCACGATGTCGCGGGCCCGGTCCGGGGTGGCCGACGACATCACGAAGCCATAGCCGGGCTTGTCGTCGTCGTCGTCGCCCTCGCCGTCCATGCGGGCGACCTGCACGAACGCCCGCCCAAGCAGCCGGTGGTCAGGGATGCCCAGCGCGTCGCCGATGGTGTGCAGCGTGGCCCAGTCGGCGCCGCG